TCCTTTATTTTTTTTGTAGTGAAGTTTAGCAGAGTTTCATTACTGTCATCATCAAGCGCTTGTAATAATTTGTTAACGTCCATATATAAATATGTATTGAATTATATTTATATATTTAAGTGTTTATGTTTAGATGTTTACCAAGGGCTACCACCAAACGATCCGCCCAAAACTTCGCTGGCTGCCATCGGTCCAAAAGATTCCGGACTCATACCAGGGCTTGCAGCACCAACCAATGGTGTGGTATCCTGCTTATACATTGCGTCGTAGTTTGGCAACTGCTGGGGCTGCATTTGACCGCTTGAGTCATTTGTCGGGAGAGAACTAATGGCCGTTCCATCAGTGTAGAGGGATTGTGTCATGGCGGCATTGTTCATTTGTTGTCCCGTGACTTGTCCAGAAATTGGCTGAGACACCTTGACTGTGTTCTTTCCGTTCTTCTTCCGGTTGTCTGGTTTGCCATCCCACAACTCCATTGCGCGGTCCACCAAAACGCTCACCTTCTCTCCCAACTTTGTCTGTAAGCTCATTGTAATCATCAAAACGGCTAAAACAATGTAGACAATATGGAACTCGGGGTACTTTGTTTCACTGTATGTCGGAATAAATGTAACGATTCGGTGAATAATCAACAGGCCCATAAACGTAACTATGACCTGAATAATTATTTCGGCAGAAAGTTCCAGGCTGCCCTTTCGGTCGTCTGATTCTGGCACGTACTTGCCGATTGTTTTATTCAGGATTACCACCGGAATGATTGCAATTAATGCGTATTGAATTATATTTAATATGTCCGTCTTTGAATCGTCGTCAAAATTGAAAACGTGTCTAAAGAAGTTTTTATTGGTGTCGGTTGAATTATCCATTTCCTATAGGGTATATTTAGAAATTAAAATTCAGAAATTTGTCTATAAGCTAAAGTATTTAAAGATATACGATTACTAAATGGAACACATGTCGGAAGAATGCGATTGCCGAATTGAAACACCATCAGATTTAAATATTGATTCTAAACTATCTGACAGAATCTTCGCAAATGTCCAGAAATATTCACACGAAGAGTATCAGTATTTAAATAATATTGAGAATATTATTGAAAATGGCACATGGGAAGAAGGACGAAATGGCAGAACTAAAGGTATTTTTGGGTCATCTATGCGATTCTCTCTTAAGGACGGCAAGATTCCAATCCTTACCACAAAGAAGACTGCCTGGAAGACATGTTTGAAGGAATTGTTGTGGTTTATTCGTGGCGAAACTGATAACAAAACTCTAAAGAAACAAGGTGTCCATATTTGGGATGCTAATGGCTCTCGGGAGTTTTTAAATAGTAGAGGGCTAAATGTTTATCCTGAAGACATGCTTGGACCTATTTATGGGTATCAATGGCGTAATTTTAATGCCAGTTATAATTGTTTTACCGGCAACCAGATTGACGATCTCGCTCACCCCTTTACAGGAGTTGATCAATTACAACAAATTATTGATGCTTTAAAGGATCCTCTCCAACGCACGAGTCGTCGTTTAATAATGACGGCATGGAATCCTAAACAACTTCATCAGATGGCCCTCCCACCGTGCCACATTATGTGTCAATTTAACGTCCATGATGGCAACAAGTTATCGTGTGCTATGTATCAACGCAGCAACGACGAAGCGTGCGGGACCCCATTTAATATTGCGTCATATAGTTTCCTTACGCATTTGCTAGCAAAACATTGTGGATTGGAGGCTTATGACTTTGTCTATTTTAAAGGAAATTGTCATGTTTACGAGGAACACATTGAAGGAATCAAGGAGCAAATTACGCGAGAACCATATCCATTCCCAACAGTTTCGATTAAGCATGTTAGAGATAATATTAATGATTATCAGGTTGGAGATTTTGAACTTCACAATTATCAACATCATCCGCAGATAAAATTTCACATGGTTGCATAGAAATTTCGTCGTTAACATATTTGTAGTTATCAAATTTAGGATTTTTAGATTTCAGTCGCCACAATACAGTTGGTGTCGGTATATTTAATCGTCTTGAAGCATCGGTCATGGATATGTAAACAATTCCATCAATTGAAATTTTAATGATATTAGGAGGAAGTCTTCCTATACTCTTGTCTTTAATTTTTTGTATCGTTTCTTCTGTATGATGTTTTCCAAAAAACGGATTTTTTTCTCCAACTGCTAATTTTGCCCTCTCTGAAATTCTTCTTCTTGTCTCTTCTGATGCCTTTTTACCTTTACAGTAAGTATTGCCCTTATTTGCTTCTGAAATTAAAAATCTTACTTCTTCTGTATGAGTTTTACCATACATTCCATTCCTTTCACCTGGTCTGCCAAATTTTTCTTTTTTTTCATTTGAGGTTAATTTACTCATAACTTTTAATAGAGAAGTTGAAATTTGGTTTCTAATTTTTTCTTTTTCTGGATGGTGTGATATTAAATCTCCGCCGCTATTATTATAATTTAAATTGTATAATTTTTCACGAATAGTTAAATCGGTCAAATATTTTAATTCAATTTCTTTGGCTTCTTCTTCTGTATCACAAATGTGGATTATATCATATATGTATTTATCCTCCCCGTCTAAATTGTAAGCTCTTTGTAAAAATATATTGTCATGGCGATTTTTCCTTAGTTTACTGCGATGTACACTAAACCTTCTATCAATATCTCTTGAATATCCTATATAATATCTTCCAGATAAGGTGTTTGATATCTTATAGACTCCGATTATTGGCTTTTTGTATTCCATTTAATATATACAAAGATTTTTATTTATATATTTTCTGAGATAAATACATAAATTCCTAAATGTTTTGATTTGTCATTTTTCCTTTTCTTGCAGCAATTTTTCCTTCTTTTTCAAATATGCGGTCCTTGCCCATTTTTTCCTTTGTTCTGCAGTAGGTTTATTATTTTGTATATATTCTTTTGTTTTTTGTTTAATTTCCTCTTTGTTGTTTTCATAATATATTTTTTTATATGATGGAGCTGTGTATTTTTTTAAGTGTTCTTTTGTTTCCTCTAGTTCCTTTGTTAATTTGTCATTTTGTTCTCTCAATATTTGATTTTCTTTTAATAAAATTTCGTAATTCATTTTGTATAATATTTATTGCTATTTTTAATATATTTATTAAATATTAGTTTCTTCATTTTGGCGGCAACTATCATGTTTACGGGGGAACACATTGAGCCCATTAAAGAACAGTTGGGGAGAGAACATTATCCATTCCCAACCGTGTCTATTAAACAAGCTAGAGAGAGAGAATATTAATGATTATCAGGTTGAAGATTTTGAAATTCAAAATTATGTAAGTCATGAAGCGATTAAAATGAAAATGGTGGCTTAGTTATATCGCCGCCTTTAGGAATGTGGATTGTTGCGTAAGTAATTTAAAAACAACTTGTTGATAATTATTATTATGAGTTCACGTTCACTTGCCGCCGCTAGAGCTAAAAGAGCCGGAGAATCCGCTCCGCCTGTGTCAGGAAGCCGACCTGGAACGTCTATTGGGTCACATGCAGCATTTGCTCAGCCTCCAGGATATCAACAACAACAACCATCTAATGTACGAGTTGGAAAGGGAGTCGCATCCAACCAACCAAGTAACCAACAGAGTAGGCAGCCACAGCAACCGCAACAACAGCAACAGCAACAAACTGCGACGAATGGAGCTCCGTTTACTAAATTAAGTATTTCTGACGCAATTGGATTGATCACATTGCGCCTCGGGAGAGTTGAGCAATGGATTTTTGAAACTGAGCACGAGGGCGCAGTTACTGTCACAAATCATTCTTCTGGCTCGCCAAACATACCCGAGAATTCGCGCGTTATTGATTTGAGCGTTTTAACTAGCATAATTAATAGACTTGATTCGTTGGAAAATGCTGGACCAACGGGGGCAAGCGGCGAAGAGATAACTAAATTGTCCGCAGACATTTCTAGACTAACAGAGCAGGTTACTCGGTTTAGCGACGAGGGTGTGAAGCACAATCTTGCTATAGCAAAACACAGCGAGCAATTGTTCAGATTTGACAGAGACCTTGTTGAGACAAAGGATCTATTGAAAACATTTATGATGAAGTATGACTCATTTGTTTCTGAAACAACTGAGAGATTTGGGGACTTTGAACTTGCGTTGTCTGAGGTTGAAAAGGGTCTTCAGCCTTCAACTGAGCAGGCTATTGCGGAAGAGACTGTTGGACCTGCTGAGGACAGCGCCGATGATGGTGCTGAGAATGAGGGGGGCTCGGGGATTGAAAGCGCTGATCTAAAGTCAATTGTTAAGCGTGAATTGGCGGCGGGTGGCAATTTAGATTAAACAATGTAAATATATTAAATATAATTATGGCATTATATTTACTATGAAGATTCAGATCAGCGACAAAAAAAAGAAGGATGTATTTGTCTCGGCGTTTCATGTCCTTAAAAACTGTTCCAGTTTAATTTGCGCAAAATTTGAAGCCGGGCGCCTACATATTCAAGGAATGGACAAATCCCACATATGCTTATTTGATATCAAGTTGGATAAAACATGGTTCGCAACGTATGATGTTCCCGAAGTCACGCGCATCTGTTTTGACACAAATGTGTTTCACTCTATAATTAGTACAAAGGGAGAGCATCAAGACCTACTTATTAAGATGGAGGACGCAAGTCAGGAGACACTACATATCAACTTTGAGTCGCCTGATTCGAAGAAGGGCGATTTTAAAAAATCATTTAAAATGCCTCTCGCCGATTATGACTATGAAGAAATGCACATCCCGAGCGTTGATTATGATGCCGAATTTTCACTATCTTCCAAGCAACTATCTGAGATGTTTTCACAGTTGAGCAACTTTGGCAGCGATATTATTATTAAATGCTCTGAAGAGGATATTAGTCTAACCACCAACGGCGTCACGGGAGAAATGAGAGTAGACATTCCAATTGACGACCTAACCAGTTATAGCATTGTAGAGGGAGCAGAAATAACGCTTACATACAGCCTCGCATATATGAACAAAATGTGCATCACAAATAAGCTCTCAACCGACATTGACTTTTCACTGAGCAATGATCGCCCCATGAAGATTGAGTATAGTTTAGGAGAGGATAGTTCAATGGTCTTTTTTATCGCACCCAAAGTAGAAGATTAGGACTACTTCGTTATAGTTGGCAAAAATTAGTATTATTTTTATGTAAGATTCATGGAAATAATAATAGGAATTCTTATATTTTGTCTTGTTTTATTCATTTATTTACACATTCAGTTTCATCTAAAGACCGGCGAAGATTTAGAAATGTATGAGATTGAACAGCCGTCTAAGGACAAGCTTGAGGAGATTTGCGATCTACGACAGCCGGTCCTCTTTGACTTTGACTCGCAAAAAATAACGGAATCTTCTAACAAGACCTATCTTGCTAATAATTATCACGCATTTGAAGTCAAAATAAGGAACATTAAAGAAACCGACCCGAATGTGGAATTATATGTCCCATTGCCGGTTCACTCCGCGATGAAACTATTCGCAGAAGATAAGGCCTCTACATATTTTTCTGAAAATAATCGGGACTTCCTTGAGGAAACTGGTGTTATTAAAAATTTAAAATACAACGACGAGTTTTTAAGACCGTACATGGTATCAAATTGTAACTACGATATTATGATGGGAAGCGCTGGAACGTGTACTCCGCTTAGGTACGAAATTAATTATCGCAACTTTCTTCTTTTAACAGAGGGCAGCGCGCAAATAAAACTGACCCCACCACACAGTGTGAAATATTTGTACCCTATTTATGACTACGAGAATTTTGAATTTAAGTCGCCGGTTGATCCATGGTCGCCACAGCCCAAATATAAGGCAGACTTTGACAAGCTTAAGTGTTTAGAATTTACTCTTGTACCGGGTAAAACGCTCTTTATCCCCGCGTATTGGTGGTATAGTATTAAATTTAGCAACAACACAAGTATTTCGTGTTTTAATTATAGAACTTATATGAATAACGTTGCCGTCGTACCTTATATTGGCATGCATGCCTTACAAATCCAAAATGTAAAGCGCAATGTCGTTAAAAAGGTCAGTGTTGACGACATAAATGAAGAACTATTACGACCACCCGATGTGGCTACCGATAACGATTCTCAACAAGAGACTGCGCATAACAATCAAGCGGACCCGCAGGCAGTCATTAATGAATAAATTAAAATATTGTGTTATTCTATATCAAGGTAATGCAGTCATTGTTTTCTTTCTTCGGGTCAACAAAACGACCTAAAACTAGGCGGCCCCACGCAAAACGTCCCAAGACCAAGCGGTCGCAAGCTAAGCGTCGTACACGACGCGCGTACAAAATGCGCGGTGGATGAGGCGGGAATGCACCCACCATGCCACTTATGCCCAATATAATGAGAGGAGGCTGAGGTTGTCCGGCGCCACCATAAATGCGCCGGTCCATCTTTCTGTTTAGCCCTTTTATTCGTTCTTTTTACCATCTCATAAAATTGTAAAATGCCCACTAAATTCTGGAATGACAGTATTTTGCTTGTGCGAAATATTTGATATTGAATCTAACCGTATTTTTTATCTACATACTTGTAAATAAAAAATTTCTACCTCATACCCCCGAATATTTATCTAATTGCTTGTAATATTTCTGTTTGTATTTCATCAGTTCTAGATACAATGGTCCTAACCTCTGCCCTACAAAGAGCACAACAAGGAACTCTTCCATTATTATGGGTTGTTGTTGCGATTATACAGTCTTTACAAAATTCGTGCTTGCAGTCAAGTCTTACAAAATTTATTAACTCTCTTTCATCCCAACAAATGCTACATGAGCAATTATTGTCTAACCGTTCGTCTCCATTTGTCTCAACTCGCGAATTTATAATGGGTTGCGGTTCCGCTTGTTCCCGAATGTCCGCGCCATTCAAAATTTCTGTTATGCGCAATCTTAGATCTACCAGTATTGCTGCGCCTAAAATACTCGGATCGCGCTGCATAATCGTCGCGATCTGGCTTAATATACTATCTAATAGACGCAAGTCGTGTAGGATAATCGGGTTCTCTTGAAATACCATTGCCGGATCGCCTAGATTGCTTAAATCGGCCTCAGGAGTCATCGCAAGATCTTCTAGCGTGAGGGGTTGAATTGGCGCGTTCATCAAGTCTGCGAATTCTCTGTCAACAAAATCCCCATGATACGTCGTCTCATAAACTGGTTCCATTGTTTGGTCTAACCCGACCTCGCCATTATAAGTCGTAAATATATAATTTGTGATTACATCTGCGCATTCCGCAAAGCTACTTCGTGATGTAATTCGGGGTATTTGTCTGTCAGCATCCATTCTGTATTTTCGCATAGCAAACGCACGTAATAGGAAAATGTCATGCGAATAGTCATTTAACAACCACTCCTTAAATGCTTCTACCGTATTCGTAGTTATAACCTTTCTCGCGCAAATAAACTCAAAATCTGGCAGAGCCTCACTATCACATGTTACAATTGTGTGACTGTCGTCTCCGCAAAATGAGCAATGTCTCATTTGTCTCCGTGAATTCATTTTATTAACTATCCTTGAAACTATTATTAATAACAATCATTTACTTGGTGGCTTCATTGTCAATTTTTTTTATAAGTTTTTCTAATTCACATAATTGCTCTGTTGTATTTACACCCATAATCTCGTACCTTTTATTTGCCTCCATTTCAAGCATTTCTACACACATGCCCTCTCCTCTTTTTATAATTTCTAATAGATCGGTCAGGTAATATTCCGCCTGACTGTTGTTATTTGTAAGATTCTTGAAATACTTACACATCAACGCCGTTTTCATGCAGTAAATGCCGCAGTTAACTGTATAAATATGTAACTGGTGCGGCCCGCAGTCCTTTTGTTCAACTATTTTATCAAAGCTTCCATCTGTCGTTACTATCCGCCCGTACCCAGTTGGGTCGTCCATCTTCGTTGTAATTAATTTCACGTCGCTCTTCATACATATAAGGCGCAACATCGTACGCGCGCTTAATAATGGCACGTCGCCAGAGAGAACAAGTACATCCGAGTTCGGCGTTCTCATCAATTCTGATTGGCAGCACATTAACGCATGCCCTGTTCCCATAGGCTCATCTTGTGTAACATAGACTATTTTCGGCAGATTCACCTGCTTTTCAATTGAGGTGCGTATTTCTTCCTTATGCTTACCCACTACAATAATCACCTTTTCTAGCTGTACAAAGTAGCTCAAATTATTTAACGTTAGTATTATGCGGTTTATCATCGGGATCCCGTTCACCTTGTGCAGCACCTTTGGCAGACTTGACCCCATTCGCTTTCCTATTCCGCCGGCCATAATCACCGCAACAACATTTTTATCCATCGTGCGTATATTTATAGTTAGCGAGAAGCCTCTAATACTTTTACGCCATTTATACTATTGGAATAGGAGTTAAAGCTATAACCATATTATATTTATCCCCGACTTTGTGATGGAAAGATATAAGATCGCGGTAAACGATAGGAGTTATACTTCTTGGGAGGTATATAATACAGAAACCTTCAATAAGGTCGCCCTTGACATTTGCCCAATTGACTGTAAATTGCTTTCCGACGACGTATTCACTGTTGAACCCGATAATTCTGTTAAAATCGTGCATTCTACGGTTCGGTCTGGTTCTGCGATCCCGGGCGTTCTTATTTTGGCAGGAGGCAAGACATATGGGCGGCAACAGAAATTGGCGGGAGTAAACTCCAAGCGGGCTGGCACGGTGGCAGCAGGCAAATTGCTGTACAAGTGTATTCCTGATGACATGCGTTTACCGGCCTTCTTGGTTCCGTACGAAATAAAAAATGTGGGGTTTTCAAAGGTTCTCAAGAACCTATATGTGACAATTGTTTTTGACGAGTGGGAAGATAAACATCCAAGAGCGAAACTTGACAATGTTATCGGCCCAGTTGACGTCCTTGACAATTTCTATGAGTATCAGCTGTTCTGTAAGAGCCTAAATACATCTATTCAGAAATTCCAAAAGGAAACGACAAAGGCTATTGGGAACAAGTGCCATGACGGCATCCTTGAAAGTGCGCGCGCGAAATATCCTGAAATTCAGGATAGAACTGATCAGGAGGGGTGGAATATTATCACCATTGACCCGCCAAAGAGCGTAGATTTTGATGATGGGTTTGGTTTGGTTGACTTGGGGAATGGAATACAGCAGTTAAGTATATACATTTCTAATGTCACCGTTTGGATGGACGTACTCGGGTTATGGGACTCGTTCTCGCAGAGAATTTCTACCATCTATCTTCCAGATAAAAAGCGCCCCATGTTACCAACCATCTTATCAGATTGTTTATGCAGCCTTCAAGAAAATGTAGTTAGAGTCGCGTTTGTGATGGATATTTTTGTGCAGCAGACTGAAATTATTGATGTTAAGTATACGAACGCCTTCATAAAGGTGCGTAAAAATTACCGTTATGAGGAGGCCGATTTGCTATCAGACACACATTACAATAAAATAATGGGCGTCGCGCACACCTTGGCCGGCAAAAATTCTCACACTAATCGGGTCCGGAATAGTCACGATGTTGTTAGTTATCTCATGATCCTTATGAACTATCACTGTGCAAAGGACCTAATCAAGTATAACACTGGGATCTTTCGCTCTACGATTATAACGCGCGAGTATCCAGTGCCCGAAAATATACCTGAAGAGGTTAGTCAGTTTATTAAAATATGGCATGGTTCGTCTGGTCAGTACATAGACGGGACGAAACTTGGAAATACGCGGCATGAACTGCTTGATATGGACGCATATGTACACATTACGAGCCCAATTCGGCGGCTGGTTGACCTTTTAAACATGATAAAATTGCAACAGGTCACCGGAATGATTCAATTGTCAGCTGGCGTTGACGCTTTTTACAATAAGTGGATAAATGAGCTGGATTACATTAACGTAACAATGCGATCAATCCGGAAGGTGCAGTGTGACTGTACATTACTTGATCTTTGTCACAATTCGCCAACAGTTATGGAAGCTGAATATGACGGTTACTTGTTTGACAAAATAAGCCGAAACGACGGGTTGTATCAGTTTGTCGTGTTTCTACCTCAGCTGAAACTGTCATCGCGCATAACTATAAGGGACGATCTTGAGAATTTTACTCACAAAAAATTTAAATTGTATCTCTTTGATAATGAAGAACGATTTAAACGTAAAATTCGGCTGCATATGTTGTAGTGAGGGTTCCGTTTTTCATTTATATAATTACTAAATATAGTTTGCTTAAGTAATTATAAACAACTATTCTTTTTCATAAATTATTTATTTTATAAAAAAATGAATCAAAAATATATTAAAAAATAAATGACACATGCTATACATCAGTCTATTTAAAAAATGACAACAACTATTTATACACTTGAACTTGAAACTAATAAATATTATGTTGGAAGGTCGCTTATTCCAAAAGAAAGAATCTTAAAACATTTTCAAGAAGAAGGAAGTGAATGGACTAAATTATATAAACCAATAAAAGTTTTGTCGCAATTAAAAGGTGACGCATTTGATGAAGAAAAACATACTTTAATTGCTATGGAAAAATATGGAATTGACAATGTGCGTGGAGGTTCATATTGTAAGGTAAATTTATCACAAAACGATAAAGACAAAGCATTACAAACTATTCGCTCAATAAGTGATAAATGTTACAAATGTGGTAAGAAAGGACATTTTGCAAAAGATTGTTGCGAAGAGAATGATAATTATGCAAATGAACATGAAGAATATTGTAAACAGTGCGGGTGGGTTCATTTTCCGAAAAACGAATTATGTGATGGTAATTATTGCGGGGCTTGTCATGGAAGCGGTGAAAGTTATTGGAGTGATGATTGCTACGGAAGTTGTTTAGAATGTTGTTGTATAAATTGTGGAAATAAACGTAAAAATTGTATTTGTCGCGAATGTGATAAATGTAAAGAAATTATTATAAATAATGAACAACATAGTTGTTATAAATGTGAAAAATGTTATGAATATATTTCACATGATAATCATATTTGTGAATTATGTATAGAATGCGGTAAATATAATGGTTATGTTTCAGTCGCATCACACCATAGATGTTTTAATTGTCTTTAAAAATATTGGACGGCGTGATACATGTAAAATATTTTGTATAATATACTTAGGCCAACAATCTATTTCTCAACCACGACATTCTTGGAGATATTCCGAATTATCTTCTCCTCCTTTTCTGCATCATTATCGCCAGACCCACCAACCGATTCTATAATAATTTTGTTATATTGGTCGGAATATTTGGAATGATACGTGCCGCAATCCGGATGCGCCTCTTTAAACTTTGGTAATAGCCGTTGGTTCTTGGATACTACCCGTTTTATTGCCTTTTTAATTTTGCTGTTTGATTCATCCTTTTCCCATTTGTTTTCATCCCTAATGTACATCGTTTCTCTCTTTTTGTCTGTACAATGGACTGGCCGTTGAGTGACATCCAGTTCATTGAGGTTCTTCACGATAATGTTGGAGATCCCCTCTACATATCCCAATTCTCCGACTTTTTCTAAGTCAGATAATTGCAGCTTTATAGAATCAACAAAGTCCATAATATTCATTGCGTCTTTGCATGTTTCGTTTAAGAAGAAATTTAGATTAAAAGCCTTGTTGTGAGAGTTTGTGTTATTTGTAATATTGTGTGAATTAGTATAAGAATCCTTCTTTACAATGTCTAAAATTAAGCTTTTGAATTCCTTATTTTCCTGCATAAGATAGCTAATTAATTCTTCATTATTCGTTTCTACAGTATTTGCGCACGAATCGGATATTTGTTCCGCCTTATTACATTTCTTTTTATGCCTCCACAGACCAGAGTTGTCCTTGTATTCTTTATTACATCCATCGCACATAAACTTTTGGTCTGGCGATTTTTGCGATTTTTGCGACACATTTATTGCTAAATCGCAACTTTCTATTGCTAATTTGTTGTTTTCGTGTTTTAGCGTTGTATTGTGCTTGTTAAAATCAAACCGATTACATGTATTATAGTCACAAAATATACACTCATATATTTTGCGATTTTTTTGCGATTTTGCGATTGCTGACATTGCTTAATTATTGCTTAGAAAATAATTTTAAACCGTTTTCTAAAAAAAGTATTAAAATTTTACCGTCACAAACTGAAAATTATTTTTTTGGTGACCAGACCGTAAAAAACAATTATGCAGTGAAAACATGTATTTCGGGTAAAGTATTTTGGCAAATCCGTTTTTGGACATTTTTTTTGTCCATTTTTGACTTTCCCAAAATACTTTCCAAGTAAAAACATGATATTTTATATATTATATCTTTAGGGGTACTTAAAGCCGAGGGCTACCGTTGGTTAAAGTGGAGTTACTTATCAACCACTACATTTTTGGATATGTTCCATCATAATGTTTTTAAGTTCATTGTTTTCCTTAATTAACATCATAATGAGATCCTTAGATGATATTATCGCAGGCCCATCAGAATCGCTATTTGGTTCTTCCAGTTTACATTTTTGCTTATGATACCATAAGCTATTACGAGCTGAGTATGTTTTGCCACATGTGCACTTAAATAATTGCCCGGCATTTTTTGGCATTTTTTGTTCTAAAATGTTCAATTTTGCTCTATTTTTGTGTTTAGCTGTTAATAAATGTTTATCGTAATTACTTTGTTTATAGCATATAAAGTCACAATATTGACATACAAAAGAATTTGTGGTTTTTGGCAGTTTACATTGTTCCAATTCATTTGGAATGTGCGCTTCTGCCATTTTATGATGTTTCTTTGTATTATTATGCGTTTCTTGTGTTGTCCAGTGTGCAAAATGTACATTACATGGTTCGCAGAATAAGATTTTTTTCTCTTTGACAATTTTTACCGGAGGTTCCTTTATTTTTGGTTTGGGAAATGGGTCAATGCTGTTAAGAGTTGCTCCAAGTGATTCAAAATACTCTTGTTCCTTTTTACGTGCTTCATAACTATCGGTACAATTATGAAATGCGATTATTTCCATTTGCCAATTATCCCATCCACCTGCGTTGCGAATAGCGTTATATAATTTACAATTGTGATTCAACGCCTTTTCATTTTTACAGCTTTGTTTATGCGCATGTTTTCGTTGTACAAAGTTAGTAGTAAGGCCTACATAAAGGTCCTTTATCGCAGGGTCTTTACAGAAGATCTTGTAAAATATTGTATTGGAATAATCAATTTCAACCTTCGGCATTTATAATAATCTTATATTATATTTAAATTATAAAATACGTATAAGATTCTCCTTAATACTTTCCAGGTTAAAAATATGATATTTTATATATTATATCCTTAGGGGTGCTTAAAGCCGAAAGGCTACCGTTTGTTAAATTGGACCTACTTATCAACAACGACATTTTTGGATATGTTCCTGATTATTTTCTCCTCCTTTTCTGCATCATTGTCACCAGATCCGCCAACTGATTCTATAATGATTTTGTTGTATTGATCTGAATATTTGGAATGATACGTGCCGCAATCCGGGTGCGCTTCTTTAAACTTGGGAAGCAATCTTTGGTTCTTGGATGCTACCCGTTTTA